CGAAGCAACGAACCTGCTATATCTGGATGACTGTGTAGAAGGTCGAGAAGAAGCCAAGAATCGGCAGCGGCTTGACGACAAATGGGAGGTTATCTCCGGTGACATTATCGGTCGAGCGATTGAAGGCACGCCAATCGTCATCTGCGGCACACGGTATTCCCTGTATGACCCAATCGGACGACTGCAAGAGACCGCACGCAAGTCCGGCTGGAAATGGAAAGCTATCGAGACACCGGCGCTTGACCCTGTAACCGATGAAACAAACTTTGAATACATGCGCGACGGCAAACCTGTGTTTACGACAGCATTCTTCCGCGAACAACGTGAAATCCTGTGTGCAGAGCAGTGGGAATCCGAGTTCCAGCAGCAGCCGTTTGAAGCAAAGGGTTTACTATTCAACAAGGACGAATTGAATTATTTCTTCGAGTTGCCGGTCGGCAGAGAGCCGGACACCATCTTTGCGGCATGTGATACTGCTGACAAGGGCGCCGACTTTACATCCATGCCAATCGTGGCGATCTACGACCAAGAAGCATATCTAATCGACGTAGTTTTTGACGATGCGCCGCCGACGGTCACAAAGCCGGAATGCGCAAAGGCGCTGCGGGATAATCATGTGGCATCCGCCGTATTTGAATCCAACAATGCGGGCAGCTACTTTGCGCGAGATGTGGAACAGCTGTTAAAGGGCATGGGATACACGTGCAGTATTCGCACGAAGCGGACAATCTCAAACAAAGAGACCCGCATTGAATTTGCGTCGGACAATATCATCAAGAAGTTTTACTTCCGGCATCCGTCCACCTACAAAGCGGGCAGCCAATATGACCAGTTCTTTAAGCAGCTGACCACGTATGTCCGGCAGGGAAAAGTGCCGCACGACGACGCGCCGGACAGCTTGGCAATGTTGGAAAACGAGATTCGTATGCGCATTGGCTCTCGGATTGAAGTGGTCAGCCGGACATTCTGAGGAAAGATGACAAAAACTACGCAATATATCTTGTGTATTGTGTTGATTGAAGCACAAGATATGGTATAATTATACGTGGGGTATCCTCTGTTTTATCCTAAGAAGTATTCGAAGGGAGGGCGCTGCATGCGTGATGATTTTTCTGCCGGTCTGTATCACGGACGGCGTGTTATACTGACCGATGCCGAAGAAGTCACTCCGGCAAATGTGCTGGACGTGCTGCATGCAGCGACCATCCAACACGACCTGAACCGCGTAGACATCCAGTATTTGTGGAATGTGTACCGCGGACATCAGCGCATCGAAAACCGCGAGAAGGAAGTCAGACCTGAAATCTGTAATAAAATTGTGGAAAACCGTGCGGCTGAGATTGTCACTTTTAAGACCGGATACTTCCTCGGAGAGCCGGTGCAGTACGTGTCCGCTTCTGCCGATTCTGACGACGACGGAATTAAGCAGTTGAATGAATACATGGTTGAGGTGGATAAAGCCGCAAAAGACCATGAATTGGTTGACTGGATGCACATTGCCGGTGTAGGATACCGAATCGTTTTACCGAACACCGACCCGACATATGATGCACCATTCGACGTGATGACGCTCGACCCACGCAACACTTTTGTTGTGTATAACTCCGGTTTCTCACATGTGCCCGTACTGGGCGTTACATATGTGACCCGAGAAAACGGTGACATTGTGTACAACTGCTATTCGCAAACACACTTTTTCACCATCATCAACGAAAAGGTACAGGCAGAGCCGAATTTTCTGGGCGGAATCCCGATCATCGAATACGCGCTGAACACAGCTCGGCTTGGCTCTTTTGAAGTCGTCTTGCCTTTGCTCGACGCAATCAACACTGTCGACAGCAACCGTGTAGACGCGGTCGAACAGTTTGTACAGGCGTATTTGCTGTTCAAGAACATGGACATCAGCCCTGACGACTATGACCAGTTCCGCGCACGCGGCGCGATTAAGTTTGGCGACCGGTCAGAGACCATGAAGGCGGAGATTAGTTACATCACTGCCGAGTTGGGGCAGACCGAGACGCAGACGCTTGTTGACCACATGTACAACGTGGTACTGACTATTTGTGGCATGCCGAACAGAAATGGCGGTTCGTCCACATCGGACACCGGCGCAGCAGTAATCTTCCGTGACGGCTGGTCTGACGCGGAGGCACGAGCTAAGAACACAGAGCTGATGTTCCGTCCCGCCGAGAAGCGATTCCTGCGCGTGGCGCTGAACATAGCAAAGTATCTTGCTGGGCTGAACTTGTCCGCATCGGCAGTAGAAATCAACCTGCCGAGAACGAACAGTTCCGACAAGCAGTCAAAGGTACAAGTCTTGACTACTTTGCTTGCCAGCAGCAGCGTTCATCCGCTTCTGGCATTCAAGACATGCGGCTTATTTGCTGACGCGCAGTTGGCGTATGACATGTCCATGAAGTACAAGGAAGAACAGGAACAGAAGGCACGAGAGCAGCAACAGCAGATGGGAGCAACGGATGAAGGCAACAATGACCCCGAAGCTGGCAGCGGAAATCGAGAAACAGTTGAACAAGACCGGTCTGCTGGAACTGAAGGTTGAGAACGGCAGAATTGTTGTCATCACAGTAAAACGAACCGCAACAGCTAAGTTTTGAATAATATGCGCCCGCGCAAGAGGCACGGGCTGTCCGAAGGGACGCTGAACCAGAAATGGTTTGGTGTCCCTTTTATATTTTTCGCGGCAGAGAAGCCGCGTAAACAAACCACACATGAACAGAGAGAACTGTAAACGCAAGGAGCTATATTATGAGTTATTTATCTGACCTGCTCGGAGAGCAGTACAAGGAAGGTATGTCCGAGGACGAACTGTCCGCAGCACTTGAAGCAGCTGTACCGGAACTGACGGCAGCAGCTACTAAAAAAGTCGAGGCAAAGTGGAAAGGTGCAGTCGATAAGGCAACTGCCGAAGCGGCAGCGCGTAAGCGCGAACTGAGAGAACACAACTCTCAGGAGCAGAACCAGATTGCAGACCTGACCGAACAGCTGAACGCAGCAACCGGCAAGGTGGCAGAGCTGGAAAGAAGCGCCGCGCTGAATCGACACGTGACCGATTATATCAAGCTCGGCTATGAAGAAAAGCTGGCAAAGGCAACTGCAAAGGCGCTCGTTGACGGCGATTTTGACACCGTCACAAAGAACCAGCAGGCTTTCCTGAGTTCCTACAAGGACGCAATCATTGCAGACCAGATGAAGCACATGTCCAAGCCGACCGGTGGCACAATCGGCAGCGTGGACTACAACAAGAAGATTGAAGAAGCAAACGCAGCTGGCGACGTCACCGCCGTGGCGTACTACACACGCCTTGCGGGGCAGGCAGCTGCAACCGAATAAAGGAGGTATGACTGATGGCAGATCAGTTTGCTACCAGTTTTGGCGTACTGGAATATTCCGGTATGCTGTTCAATAAGGGCAACACCCAGTGCCCGTTCTCTACTGCAATCGGCAGCAGAGCAAAGACTACCAATCACGTAGAGTTCGTGGTAGGTCAGGAGTACAACACCGACAAAACGCTGGCGCAGCCTGCTATTTCGGAGACTGCATCTCTGACTGCACCGGACGCAACGGTTGTTACTCGCAAGCAGACAACCAACGTGACCCAGATTTTCATGGACTCCGTAGGTATCTCTTACGCGAAGCAGTCCAACATGGGTACCCTGTCCGGCATTAACATTGCGAATCAGTCCGGTAATCCGATTAACGAGCTGGATTTTCAGGTAGCTGCGCACATGCAGCAGATTCGTAACCAGATCGAGTACACCTTCATCAACGGTGTGTATGCCAAGGCGACGACTGACGCGACAGCAAACAAGACCTGCGGTATGGTTTCCGCCATTAAGACCAACGAAATCAAGATGGCATCCAAGGAACTGTCCGTGTGGGACGTGGCGGACATGCTCAAGAAGATTCAGGACGCACACGCGCCGACTTCCGGTCTGACCCTCTGGGTGGACGGCATCACCCGTTTGCAGCTGAACGCAAGCGCGGTACAGAACAAACTGACTATCGTGCCGTCTGACAGAACCATCAACGGCATCAACATCTCCACGCTGGTTACCCCGATGGGTTCTATTGACCTTGTGTCCGCACAGTATCTTCCGGCTGGCACTGCACTGGTCATGAACCTTGGCATTATTGCTCCGGTATATCAGCCGGTACCGGGTAAGGGTAACTTCTTCCTTGAACCGTTGGCAAAGACCGGCGCCGGTCAGAAATATCAGCTGTTTGGTCAGCTGGGTCTGGACTACGGCGCAGAGTGGTATCACGGCAAGTTTACCGGTCTGTCGACCACCTACACCCGTCCGGGCACTACTTCCGGCGCAGCGGCAGGCTAATCAAGATAGGAGGCAGACGGCATGACCGACAAGGAAAGAATCAAATTTGCAGCAGCAATGACTGACGAAACCGACGAAGCTGTGCTGTCTGCCTATATCAACATGGCGGAGAGCATTGCTCTCCACCAGCTGTACCCGTTCGGCGGTGATGACAGTTCTATCCTGCCGGACAATTATGAGTATGACATGCTACAGATTGCCGTTTATCTCATCAACAAGCGCGGCGCAGAGGGCGAGACAGGGCACACAGAGGGCGGCATCAGCCGGAAATACAGTGCTGCCGACGTCCCGCAAGCTCTGTTGGCGCGTATTGTGCCAAAGGCGGTGGTGCTATGAGATGCATGTGCCGCAATGAGAGAACGGTGTATTACCGAAAATACACAGGACTGACCGATGTGGTCAACGCAGATGGATATTACACTGGTGAGCAAGAAGCATCTTACGAAGATGCTAAAGCGATTAAAGGTGTCGTATCTCCCCCGACCGGCGAGGTGTATCGAGACATGTTCGGCATGCTGGATGACTATGATTGTGTGCTCACGGTCAGTGACCCAGAATGCCCCATCCGCGAGGAAGATATTGTGCTGTTTACGCGGCGCAAGTCTGACGACACGCAGAATGAGTACATCGTCAAACGCTGTGCGCCGTCGCTGAACACGTGCGCATATGCGCTGACGAAGGTGAACCGGACATGAGACTTGATATTCCACTGACACAAGCCGGACTTAAAAACGCAATTCGTGTGCTCAAGCAACGGCAGCAATGGTTGCAGCGCAAGACTGACGAGCTGGCACAAGAGCTTGCGGAGAGAGGTATGTCCGATGCGCGGATACGGTTTCAGAATGCCGAATATGACGGCATGAAAGACGTGTCGGTATCCGTGCAGAAAACCGGCGAGAACACATACGCCACGGTTGCCGTTGGTTCTGCCGTGCTGTTCATCGAGTTCGGCACTGGCATCCGATACACGGCACCGGCTCATCCTGACGCTGACCGCTTGGGTTTTGTCCGAGGCGGATACGGCAAGCATCAAGGCTTGAAAGAAAGCGGCTGGGTGTACGAGGGTGCGTCTGGCGGCACACGCGGACGAGCGGTCAACGATGCGCAGACCAAGTGGCACACTTACGGCAATCCGGCAAATATGTGCATGTACTATACCGTACAAGACTTGAAACGAGAGCTGGAACAGATTGCAAAGGAGGTGTTCGCAGATGAATGATTGCGAAGATTACATCTTTGACACGGTGCGAAAAGCGGTGTTGGCGGCGTACCCGAACGCGAGCATTGCGAGCGAGTACATCCAGACACCTGCAAAGTTTCCGCACATTTCGCTCTGGGCGCACGATAACACGCCCGCCATCGGGAAACAGACGAACGGAAAGCAAGAAGCGGTTTCAGCACTGGCGTTCACTGTCAACGTGTACTCCAACTTGCGAAACCGAAAGAAGTCTGAGGCAAAGAGAATCATGGAGCTGATTGATGCAGCGCTGTACAAGCTGAACTGTATCCGAACATCTTATTTGCCTGTTCCGAACATGTTAGATACAACAATTTACCGTCTGACCGCAACGTATCGTGTGGACTACGACGGCGTGAATTTATATAGGAGCTGATACAATGGCACTGAATTATGCACTCTCTGGTACGGCTACGACTGGCGCGAGCGGCGCAACGTCTACTTACCAGACTTATCTGTTGGCGAATGTCTCCTACTCCGCAAATTCCCTGACCACCGCAAAGGCATACAACATCCTTTGCGACATCATTGACTTTCCTGACATGGGTGGCGCACCGGAAACTCTGGACACCACAACTTTGTCGGACAACATGAAAACCTCTATTCTGGGTATTCAGGAGAACGAATCCAAGACATTCAACGCCAACTACGACGAAAAGACTTTTGCAATGCTGAGCGCATTCAAGCCGGACACCGACTACAAGTTTGCACTGGCAATGGGCGCAAATGGCGAGCACGGCGTCTGGACATGGACTGGTCGTCTGTCTGCGTATGTCACCGGCGGCGGCGTGAATGAGGTTCGCAAGATGGCAATTACCATCTCTCCGTCCTCTACGATTTCCTACGCGACTACTATCCCGACACTGGCTTAATCACCGAATATTTTAGGAGGATACTCTACCATGAAAACAATCAATTTTAAGTATGACGACGTTGCATATACCCTGTGCTTTACGAAGCGCACTGTACAGCAGCTTGAGGCATCAGGCTTTAACATCCAGAATATTGACGGCAAGATGGCGACATCTATTCCGCTGCTGTTCGCTGGCGCATTTAAGGCAAAGCATCCGTTTGTCAAGCAGGCAAAGATTGATGAAATCTATGCAGCGCTGACCAATAAGGCAGACCTGATTTCCGCACTGGTGGATTGCTATTCCGAAACACTTGAAGGTCTGCTGGCAGAGCCGGAGGAAGGCAAGGGAAACGCCGTGGCGTGGACGACTACGGAGTAAGTCAGCCCACGCAAATCAAATACGGAGAAGTGTTCAACACACACTTCCCATATTATCTGTCTATTGGGATGACAGAAGAACAGTATTGGGACGGAGACAACCTGCTCCCAAGGGTTTTTCGGAAAGCGGAAGAATTACGACGCGACCGGCAGAACTCGTATTTGTGGTTGCAGGGAAAGTATGTGTATGACGCGATCTATGCAATGGCGCCCGCGCTACAAGCAATGGGCGGCGGCAAACCTGAATCGTATGTCAACGAGCCGTATCCACTGACCGAAGCCGCAGTGAGAGAACGCGACGAGCGAGAGCAGCAACGCAAGATGGAAGAAAGAAAAGCACAGATGCTTGCGTGGATGCAGAGGGTTAACGCAGCAAAGGAGTGATTAGATGCCTGAGATTGAAGGTTTACAATTTAACGTCACGGGCGAATCAACGAAGGCGCAAGACTCTCTGCAAGCCACGATTGATAAGCTGGAACAGCTGAAAACCAAGCTGAGCGAGACCAAGACAGAAGTCAGCAGCTTAAGCAAGGCAATATCTGGTCTTGGCAACAATACAGGATTCAGCCGGTTCAACGAGAACCTGAAAAAGCTGAACGCTTCTCGTTCGCTCGGTACACTCGTGAAGAACCTCAAGGCTGTGCAGGGCGAGATGCAGGGAATTGGCGCGAATATTGGCGCAGGCTTGGTCAAGGGTATTGTGGTAAACTCTGGGCAGCTGTCCGGCATAGCGAAACAGTATCTCGTTGACCCAATAATTGAAGCCGTCCGCGCTGGTTTTGAAGTCCATTCTCCATCCCGTGTTATGTTAGAGATT